TACGGCGTCGTGTTCGGCGGCGCAGACCTGGCCGGAGAGCAGTTCGCGCCAACTACGGATTTTTGGTTCGACAAACTGCCAGGCGCACGGCCGGTGCTCTACGATCACGGCCTCGATCCGCTGCTGCAAAAATCGGTGCTCGGCTCGGCTGTGAAAATCGTGCCGGATGACGTAGGGCTGTGGGTCGAGGCGCAGTTGCAGCGGAATCATCAGTACATCGATTATGTGCTCGATCTAATCCGTGCAGGGGCGCTGGGGTACTCATCCGGTGCGCTGGGCCATCTGATTGAGCGTGAGTCGCACGGCGATATCACGCTCATTAAATCGTGGCCGATCGGGGAGTTTTCGCTGACGCCAACGCCTGCGGAACCACGCACGCTCGGCGTCGCTGAACTACGCTCGGTGCCTGGCCTGCCTGCCGAGTTGCTCAAAACGGTGCCAGAGGCTGCGTGCGACGCAGCGGCGCCTGCGACAATCGGCGAGCCGGATCAGGCGGAGAGCACGCATGACATTTCAACAACAACAACGGAGGTTTCCATGAACATGACAGAATTTGACTTTGACGCACTGGCCGCCAAGCTCGCTCAACATCTGCGGCCGGCCACTACCGACGCCGGGCTTTTGCCGCCGACCGACACGGCGGAGGCGACTAGTGCCGCAGAGCAACAGATCAAAAGTTTCAATTTGTACCTGCGCACCGGCCAGAAGGCGGCGCTACAGGTGGCGACGCCTGCGGAGGGCGGCTACCTCGTGCCACAGCTATACAGCAACGAGCTAGTAACCGCCATCAGCGAATCCAGCGTGCTGCGCATGGCCGGTGCACGTGTGCTGGCGGTCGATGGCACGACGGCATTCAACGTGCCGACGATGAATCCGTCTGGCGCGGCTGTGCTCACGGCTGAGGAGGCGGCCTACAACGAGGCAGAGCCGGATTTCGGCAATGTGGCGTTCACGCCGTACAAATTCACTCGGCTGGTGAAAGCGTCGGAGGAGTTGGTGCTGGACAGCCGGTTTGACCTGATGAGTCAGATTCTGCTGCCGGATGTAGCACAGGCGTTCGCCGCGGCGGAAAACGCCGCATTTGCTACCGGCAACGGCGCCACCGCGCCGCAGGGCATCGTCACAGGCGGCACGGTCGGAGTGACCACTGCTGCGCCGACGGCCATCACTGCTGATGAGATCATCAGTCTGTACCACGCTTTGTCTTATGTCTACCGGCAGAATGCGGTCTGGCTGATGAACGACGCCACAGCCGCCGCCATCCGCAAGCTCAAAGATACGACCGGGCAGTATCTGTGGCAGCCTGGCCTGCAGGCAGGTCAGCCGGATCGCCTGCTCGGCCGGCCGGTCTACACGCTGAATACCATGCCGACCATCGCCGCCACTGCGAAAACGATTGTGTTCGGCGACCTGCGGTATTTCTGGATTGTAGATTTCGCCGGAACTTCCATGCAGCGGCTCAGCGAACTGTACGCAGCTACCGGACAAATCGGCTTCCGGTGGTTCCGGCGCTTCGACAGCAACGTCATGCTGCCGCAGGCGATCCAGATTCTGCAGATGCACGCGTAATGCGCTATGGCAGACTACTGCACGCTGGCCAATCTCAAACTGCGCCTCGACATCGTCGGCGCTCAGTCCGATGCGCAACTGGCGGCGCTCATCACCGCCGCCAGCCGCTGGATTGATCGACATTGCCGTGCTCCAGTAGATGCATTCGCTGCGACCGCCTCGACGCAACGACAGTACGGCGTCGAGGCGGTCGCCGGGCAGACTCTCTATCTGGATGCTCCGGTGCTGTCGATTGCCTCCATCGTCAACGGCGACGGAGCGACGCTGCCATCGTCGGCGTGGTGGCTGCGACCACGCCACAGTGTCGGTTGGCATGTCGAGCTCAGGCCAGCGTATGCCTGGTCGGTCGCCGACGACAATTTGATCGCAGTCGTCGGCGTGTGGGGGTTGTTTTCCACGCCACCGGCGCCGGTGACGGAGGCGGCGCTAGTGCTGGCAGGCTGGATGTTCAAACGCTGGCAGTCTGCGCTGGCCGACGCCAGCGTCAACGTCGATCTCGGCGAGTTGACCTACAGCGAAGCGACGCCGCGCCAGGTGCAGGCGCTCCTGGCGCCGTACTGCCTGACGATCGGAGCGGT